AACAGCTGTAGCCTCATTCCAAGTTGCATCAGCGATTAGATCTTGGTTCAGTAGCCCTACATCCTTCACCGTCAGACCAATACCTGAGTTATCCGTTAAATTACCAACCCCACGCACAGTAATAAAGCCGTTTGTGCAACTAGAGTCCACTTTCACTTGGCCAGATAGGAGATCGATCGAATTAACGTCACCTTGGGTGATATTAGTTAACTCAATACCACCAGAATATGCGCGCATAATCAAGCTAGAGGCGGAATCATTAAGGTCAAGTGTGGGTGTGGACGTCCCAGCCACATTAGACCAAGAGTCGACTATTAGTAGCACCCCTTCAAAATTAGACGGCATGGTCAACGTACCCTGCAATAAAGATTCTTTTATGAATTTCTCTCTGCTCGTAGTGGCTAGTTCACTCAATGTGAGGTCGTTTATTAGGCAGTTGGCCGTAGATATCAATCCTGATACCGATCCTGTTACTGTTGCATCAAAGAGCTCACATCCTTCTAGATTAGCACCTGCTGTGAATGTTATATTAGTTTTTGTAATCCCCTGCCCTACCACTTCATAGCTATCTATAGATGCTGTAGCACCAAATGTATAATCTCCTATTATAAATAACTTATCGAATCCCCTAAATTCGGCTATTAATATAGCGTCATCTAGATTGTTCACTGGTGCCTGCGGGGTTCCTACAGGGAATATTGTTCCTGAGTTGGAACTTGTAGCGTCGATATGAACACCTCCGCCATACGAAGAATACTCTACAGCCTGATTAGATATCAGACCTGCTGAATTTGCAGACCTAACGGAAACTTGGTTCACATTAACAACATCACCGACATTACTATTAGCCCCAACAAGATTAACCGCATATTGGCCATCCTCGAAGGTAACCGTATACCCGTTGATAATCTCTATTACCCTAGCGTACGTAATCCCCCCTAGTAAGACTTCTGTATTATGATTGTGGGTGTCGACAAATGGCATGCCTCCAACACTATCCTCTATATCCTTTAGCTCTAACCTGAAGTCATTCAGATCCAGCTGCCTGATCTCTGTTGGCGTTGCCTGAACTAATGCCATATCAGCTTTTGGAACCGTAATGATTCTTGTTGTGTAGTCTATTGTTAATGCCATTGTTACTTATCATGAACTGTACTTCCAGTACCCATTAGTCCTCTAAAACCCATAGCTTGCAAGGCGTTGATTCTACCTTCGAGCTCTAAAAGTTTCTGGTTATTATTCGTAACCACCCTTCTCAAGTCTACATTATCAGAAAGTAATTCATGATTCTTATTCTGTACTTTGATTAATAAATCCGCTACAGCATCTACATTCATCTTCTTCACAGTCTCTTTCGTTCCTTCTATTTCTTTAAATCTTTCTTCTGTCATTTTATTGATCTAACACTAAACGTCTATTAATTGTTAATCCTGTTGAGCTACTTACTGTACTATCCAATGTTATCATTTTATAGTATGGTGCAGTTGTTGCTTTTCTGGCATATCCTGTAAGTGGCTGGTTCGCACCATAGGTTCTTGATGACGAAATATTACCACTCGCATCAGTTGCTCCGTATATTGTAACACCTGTTGCAGTGATACTACCTGTGTAGCTAGTTGAACCGGAGTTTGTTGTTGTGTATGTGTATGTATTCGCGTCTGTAACGGTAATCTGGAAGGCCCCACTATTATCCTCTATTTTATCCGTAATACCTTTTAGTTTGACATATTCATTACTGTTAAGACCGTGGGCCGTATGTGACACTGTTGCGGTTGTTCCAGACCTGGTAATAGTTACTGATTCCTCAAAAGGCAAATCTCCTGTACCATCAGCCGCCTGCAAGTAAACCCTAACATCCTGCTCATTGTTCCCATTCTCGTCTTTGATGTTGATTAGCGTGGTCACAGGGTCAATAGACAGCGTTACTGTTATCCCCGCCGCATCATCAATACCGATATTTGCAGGGGTTGCAGCCCCGCCGTCCACAGTACAATCAATCAGGCTCAAGGTAAGCGAGCCAGATGTTGCATCAAATCTGAAAGTGGAGCCGTTAACATCATCAGTACCACTAAAGCCAGTGAAATCTACACCTGTAAGTGTCAAATCATCATCCACACCGGTGCCGAACCTAATTGCATGGTGTGCATTCGTACCTTGTGAGAAAGAGCACCCTGTGTACTCTGTCAGACTGGTACTGGAGGTTGTTGTCCTATCGTCGAGTACTGCGCCTTCGTCTGCAGCAACAGTAGAGGTTAAAATAGATGTATTACTGATGTCAGCCTCATTGAGGGTAACTAACCCGCAGTTAAGTATTGTACAGCCTGTAAATGACGCTTTAGAATCCATCACTAAGCTTGCCCAATTGATATATGTATTACCGCTAACGGTTGCCGTGCCTGTACCACCTGTGTTAGCTGCCAGAAGAACTGGGCGGGTATCTTCTCCTGCTTCGGTACCTTGTCCAATATGTGCGATATTAGTTTCACTAAAGGCATTTCCTGTTGAATAGTCAACTGTGTACCCTGAAAAACCTGCTGCGAAGAGGCCATCAGGCCACACGATCGTTTGATTGGAATCTGTGAATACAGTATCTGTAGCAGTTCCCATTACCATCATTCCATACACTAAATAAACACCCTCTGCTTCACGTATATAACCATAACGTGCTGTATTAGTGCCCCAATCGGCATCAGACAAATCTTGCCAGGTGGCATCAGCGTCTGCACCATCACCACCTTCAACTACAAGGCCTGCCCCTATATCCACGGCGTCTAGCCCTTGGTTAGGGGATTTAGATGTACCAGTTTGGTCGTACCATAGGCCCACCATATCCATTGCAGTTAATGTAGGTCCACCGCCACCTGTCGAACTACGATGTGATGCGATGTTAGGGTTTATCGGTACAACTAACCAAGATTTATCTATCGGATATGTATCATTACCCTGTACATCGTAAGCATAGTACGCACTACTTGCAGAAGCTGTTGTTGACCCACTACCAAGTCTAATTTGCAACCCGGGTGTAGCTACAGACTCTAATAGACCAGGGGTTGTACATACATACTTAACCATGTAGGTTTGGTATGTTCCGGTTGCGGTACTAGCATCTGTATTCACAGAGTCAGAGTGGAAAATACCACGCTGTGCTGTTCCACCTTTACGTGCATAACAGTTAGATCCTTGGTAAAAGAAATCTGTCTCAAGTGCACCACCGGCACCACCTCCATCTGAACCCCACTCAGTAGTAGCTTCCGCATCGTTTAGCCTCGTGTTGTTAGCTGATACTGATACTGCTGCCATTATCTATATGTATTTACTCATTAATTATTACTGCAGGCGATGAAGTCTCATCTGTCCTGTCTACCAAAGGGTGCTGCTTGCCTGTACGGGTACTCTTTACTGAGAAACCTGAGCAGTCTGAGCACTGGACTCTGGTTCTGCGCGGATCTGGTTGTTCTGTTAGATTGACCAGGTTAGCAGAACTACAATAAGGACACTTTCCCTCTCTGTTTGATTTGATTTGCTTTGTTCCCATACTATGCTGCATTAAAAGCTGAACCTGCAAGACTGAACTGCAGAGAAGTAAACTTGGCCGTATCTGTATAATCACCTGTAATACTAATGCATACGCGCCACTCTTCATCTAGAGTACCTTGCTGATTAGAAACTTGGCCAATGGTAGATCCAGCTACATAAATTATATTATCTATACCAGGGTCTAACCAGACTAGGTCAGGATCGAGAACTATATCCCTGTCTTGAGTGAAATTAGGAATCCTAAATTCATCAAATTGGTATGCTGTTATCCTACTTGGGGCATCATTAGATGATGTCTTGTTGCGTCCTTCAACTACTGTCTGGAACCCGATTGACCCATCCGAAATAAGATTTTCGAATTTGGTATTCATCTCTAAGGCTTTCCACCTAGTACCGTTGGTATTATCTTGCCAATCTGATACGTAAATATGACCATTTACGACATCTGATGCTGTTAAGGTTGTATTTTTCTCTAATTCAAATTTTTGTGCCATCGCCTTGTTTTCGTTTAGTTAAAATAATATACCCTAGCCCCACATGGGGCTAGGAAAATAACCTATTCATCTGTTGTTCTAATCGCTGTTGCGCTACCACCACTTGATCCCATCGTTACTGTTGTTTCGAATGTCTTGATAGGTGAAGCATCACCATCCCGAACTCTTACAAATAGGTTTCTATCTGCTGAGTAAACTGATGTAAATGACTCTGTTGCAGCATCTGCTAATTCGTCCTTGTAACCGATGTATACATTGTTACCTGCTGCACCTGCACCACCTGTAGCGTTCACTGATAGGAAGTTATCTTCCGTATCTCCAGGGTTGGAAACCGTGAATGTTGAACCTGTGTATGAAGTATACAGCAGTCTTCTGTAGTACCCGTTATCATCCTGAACTCTAACAACACCAGATGCTGGCGTGTCAGAAGGGATAGTCTCGTTAACTATAACTGATGTGATTGCATCAGCACTCAATGTTGTATTTAGAGATAGCTGCCTTTTGTCGATATCAGAACTTACCGCACCATTTACAGATGCTGTTGCGCCTGATGTTCCACCAGTCATTCCAGAGTTATCTGTTGGTACAGAACCAGTTAACGGTTCTCCAATAATGATATATCCTGTTGAACCTTGGTCAACTACTTCAGCTACTTGCGCTGTTGCTGCTGGTGAGGTGAATGTAATCACTTCGTCTACAACAAAAGGTCCACCTGCTTCACCATCGTAAGCAAATCTATAACCACGTTGATTAACTGTTACATAATCTTCTCCAGAAACTAGACCACCGATTGAAACTGTTACGTTGTTAGGTGGAGTAATCTGGTTGTTACCAAGCTCGAACAGAATATCAGAAGCTGTTAAATCTTCCGATGCTACACCGATACCATAACCACCAATAATAGAAGAACCTGTTGAGGCACCTATGAAAGGGAAGGTTAGTAGTGGTTCACGATCTGTTACCGTCACATTTACATCAACTGTTGCTGAAGATGTACCACCAGTGATAGTTAGACCATCAGTTGGCGCAACACCTGTCAATAGTTGAATCCACATAGTATCAGCAGCTGTTGTGCTGTCGATTGCTAGAAGTTGACCTGTACCACCAGTCCATGAAACGGCTTCGAAAGCGTTAAATGTTCCTGTTGGTGTATCTACTTCGATTTGTAATGTAATACCACGGAACAGTTCTCCAGAAATACCATATAGCGTATCTGAAGTACCTTGTGTAGATGTCCACTTCGCATATTCATATAGATCGTTGATTGTAGGTGATGCTGGAGTTGCCCCACCACCAATATCCCAACGAGAGTAGTATTCCTCGTTTGTTGAGTTATTATCTACATCTTGAGAGTCATCGAAACCTTCATTGTCATTAGCGAATTGATCCCAAGTATCTACTGTTGCTGGTGATGTCTGGTTGTTAAGGTCAGTTGCGTCAGATAACGCGAAAACGTTGTTACCTCGAGCAGTACCATTAACCTTGAACTCAGAGTATGTATTACCGAATCTTCTTGCTGTACCAATTAATCTACGACCATCAATATCAACACCTGCTGTCCTAGTTTTCAACATAAACCTATGTGAAATACCGTTAGCAGAATCAGAGTTCAAAGGAGAACCGATAAGGTAAGTGTCAGCAGCATCCCAATCGTTCTCAGTACCACCATATAGAATACCTGTAATAGTAGTTGCTGTATTAGCTGTAATAAGGGCTTGAGAGCCATCTGTAGTGTTGTAAATTGTGTAACCTACCCATTCGTCTACAGTCCAAGATTCACCAGAGTCTGTTAGTACTGAAGCACCACTTGAACCATCATGTGCACCACCGATACTAGTATTCCACCAGTCATCAGAAAGGACTGCACCGTCTTGAATGATTTGGATTTGCACGCTAGCATTACCAAAGTTCACAAAACCATCGTATATGTCATCGCCACCATTTTGGATGATAGAACCATCATAAAGGTGTTCAGATGAAGCATCATCAATGTTGTATGGTGCAAGTAGAGTAATAATGTTGTCTGTTGAACGATCAGACGGCGTATTGTCTGTAATATCTAGCTCATCGTCGCTAGCTGTGGAACTGGCATCATCTGCAAGCCCTCCTAGCCATCTGTGAAACTCGATAACTGTCGCATAAGAAGGAGCTGCTCCATTGTGGTCGTCACCGATATACCGGATCTCTCCTGTCTGCCTGTCAACTGTCCAGTCTGTTGCTGTTAAAGCCATAATTTAGTTAGTTAATTAATTAAAAATATATTGACCCTATGTCCTATCCAAAAAAGAGATAGATACATGTACGGTCGTGTCTGTCGTTATTTTCAAAACCTCTGTAGTTAGCAAGTTGTAAGCTACAGAACGTCTTTCTAATGTACCTTTATCTAGAACTGTAGTATCAGGAAGGATCTTTACTTCCGCACCACTTGTTCCTCCCTCCATCGAGACTACCGCGTTACCATTAGTATCATTCACTATAAGTATATCGTGAACAGTCGTGGTAGTGCTAGCTGGTACCGTATATAAAGTTGTTGTTCCTGCTGTAACTATTTGCTTTACTGAGTTTGGTGTGTTTGCCATATTACATAAATGTTCCTAAATAAGCTAAATACTCTATATCTGTAGTATCTCCCCCTCCGCCTGATTGGCTTTCATTCTCCCATTTACTACTAGAGCTATTGTAAACAAGTACCTGGTTATCCAGGAGATTGTTTATGTCCACATCACCAATATCTGATACTGTTGCTACGCCGCCACCCCCACCAATAAATGTAGTTTGGTTAGTTGATTTTGGAGATATCTTTAGAACTGCTTCCTCGAAGTCCTTTAAACCTTTAAATGGATCTAACTTACTTTTCTTAGGTAGTGATTCTAACTTCTCAACTATCTCTTCCCCAGTATCTGGACTACCATCTTCACCCTTTTTACCAGGCTTCCCCTTTTTACCAGGCTTCCCCTGCTCTCCTCTCAACTCCTTCTTTAACTTTTCAGATAAGCGTAATCGTGGTTTCTTTTTTTTTACTTCTTCTAGACTCTCCTCTAGTCCGGATAGCCTACCCTGCACTCCTTTAGATAAATCATCAATAGTAGACTGTAATGATAGGACCTTTCTGCTCAATGATTGAGTGCTAGATTTTGACGAAGCTTCTGATAATTCAAATTCATTTATTAATTCACTAAGTAATTCACCTATTTCACTAACTTGTTTATTATTGGGAGATGCCTCCAAAATGTCCCTAAACTCCTGTAGAGAATCAATCACTTCTTTATTGCCAAGGCCCCTTAGGTTCTGCTTTAAGAGCTTATCTAGATTATTTAGAAACTTAATATCATTCATTAGATTACTGGTATTAATACACACCTACAATTAATAGTATTCTCAATACTCCCTGCTGGATCGCTAGGATAGGATAACAGTTCTCCACTCACCAAGAATTTCTCACCACGTCCGACCTGTTGTCCATCTGCACTTACATGATCAGCATTACTTGTGAAGAAGTTACGTACAAATGCATCATTAGCTGTAAGCCATTCAGCTGCCACTACGTCATCATTGTTTTCATAGCTATAACGAGAAGAAAGACCAGCAATTCGGTTACTTTCGGTTCGGGTAATAATATCTAGCCTTCCTGTTGGGATTCCACAATCTCTATTATGCGCTTTATTATCATTTTCAGGACATGGTAACTCGACGACATCATCAGTAAGCCCATAGAGGGTCCCGAGTAGCCTGTCGACAGTCTGTGCCAATGGATCTGGGTTATTGTACGTAATACCCTTAAGAGCTCTTAGAGCCGCATCCTGCTCTTCTTTAGTAAGCGAGGGTAGCCCTGCATTCTCACGTTGAGACTTATTAGTAATAAGCTCTAACATCCTATTATACCTATTCTCTGACCCCGTTACACGGCCATCTACTATTGCCTGGTTAGTAATCGCATCTACATAAGCATTATGCCTTTGAAGAATGGATGTATTCTGTACACCATCGAGATAGGAAGAGTATAAACCATTAACTTGAGATTTAAACTGATCTCTTGTTATGACTCCATCTTGAACTTGATTAACAAAGATCAATAAGTCCTTACGACTCTTATCATCAAGCTTAGAGATAGCCTCTCCAGCGATTAGATTTATCTCTGTTAGTTGTTGCGGAGTTAGTTGTTTCTTTTTATTATATAGTTTTTTGCCCTTGCTCTTAGCTACCACTACAGCCAGTGCTTGAGACTCTTTATTCACTCTCTCTGCAAATTCTGTATACAAGGAGATTAGCTCTCGGCGAAGAATGGAATCCTCTTCAACCTTAGGGAATACCTGCTCAAGGCTAACTGAATCCTCATCACGTATTCCATCTATATTATTTATGATACGGCCATACTGGCCTTTTAACATGTCACGGATACCTGCCTTAAAATCTAACTCACGATCCTTAACCAATCCTTTTGCGTACTTTCTAAGATCAGACCTGTTCTCAGACATAGCTTTATCACCCTCCTTAGGGTCATCAGTTTCCACTTCTTCATTTGGAACAGCTGGCTGAGATAGGAAGGATAATGGTTGGGTATCTGTTATGTAAACATCATCCTCATCACCCATCTCTATATCTAACATAGCTTTAGCTTCTCCCCTAGTTATAATCCCTTTCTCATATAACAAAGAAGCATCTTGAACATTCTGGCTTCTGTCTTCAGTTACTGGATCATCAAAGATAAATACTTTATTACTATGATCTACCGCCCTATAGTAGTTAGGTAATAGGAACTCATTCATTGCGCCCTTTTCAAGCTCAAGCATGGACGTCAAAGTTGTCTTTTCATAGTTCTTAGTTGCTTGCTCTGTATTAGCATTAGTTGCACTTGGGAATACTAGGGCAATATCAACACCATGAGCTAATAGTACATTCTCTCTCATTAGTCGCATACCCTCTATAAAGTCAGAATCTTTAGCACTCTCCATCACTTGCCTGAATTCAATACCAGAATCTGAAAGCACCGCACTCTTCCTTGAATTATCTGACCCCTGGAAGCTTCTTAGGAATGATGCAAACCGATTTCTCTTTTCAGGATTTTGAGCACCCGGAACTACCCAGTAACCATCAGGTTTATTATTATTCATGAATACATTCATATTCCAAGATTCCATGGACTCTAAAGAGTTGTGAGAGTACCTTGATGCTTCTAGCGCACCATAACCACTCAACCAATCCTTTGGGTTAGGCTCTCGGAACGGAACTATGTCCAAGGGATCTATATCAATTACCTTACCAGTTACTTGGTGGTATTCATAGTGAATAGGCTCCCCTGTATTCTTATCTTTCTTTATCTTTATCTTGGTAGGATCAAGCACGAAAAACTCTGCTTTGGCATCTCTTTTATTCTCTGGTTCAACTATTACCCAAAATGCATGCCCCGTTAGCTCTAGGTAGATCCTAGTAAGGTATCTAGCCTCTCGAAGTGTCTGTATAGAGTTAAACCTCAACAGATCCTTTTGTAATTGATCATCACTAAGTGCGTTAAACCCATCTTCTTCCTCTTGAGCTAAGTATATATCATGCCCTGCTAGTGAGTTAGCGTTGTATCTAGATGCTATGTAAGTATATGATGTGAATTGGTCGAGGAAGTTAATATCCTTAACCGCACTAGTATGGTCTACCCATGAGCTACCGTTATCTATACGAATAGTGTTCTGTTGTACCGCTTTTTGTTGCCTCTGTAAGGTCTTGGTGAGTTCTTGTATTAGTCCCATATGTATTTAGAAGGTTTCAAAATTTTCTGCGTCTAGATCAAATGTAAATAACTGAAATGGTTGTGTCTGCGTGAATAGCTTGTTCAACAAGGCTAAGGCGATGACACAATCATCATGCAGGCCTGGTGGCGCATTATATGTAATATTACCAGACCTAGTTATATCATACTCGAAAACCTCTAGTTCTGACAACAAAACCGGATAATTTGCTATGTGGATATCTGAGTTATCCATTGATAGGCTCAAACCATTAATTATTTGTGATTTACTACTGTTGGTGAATTTGAAGCCCTCTATGTTCATACCGGCCTGTGATAACCTATCGAATAGAGCATCACCCACACCCGTTGAGTCCATGATGAACTGAGGCCGATGGAACTTCTCCCAAATATTGACTATTCTTTGTATTTGAAACTCATAATCTATTTTATTAAACCTATCCATAAACAAGACCTCTTTAGTATCCAAGTCTCCTATCATTACCACTGTAAAGTCGGTATGCTTTGCTATATCAGCGCTCATTACATAACTCTTATTAGGATCACCGACCTCTATAATGTTGTTATGAGCAAGTCTATGGATATTCCTAAAGACAGTTCCTTCCCCCTCTACGAAGTGGGCTAAGTAGTTCTGATTAAATACAGCCTCCGGAAGTGATTTCTTTGCTTCGTTAATAACCTTATCTGATACAAAAGGAGAGTCGTAACTAGAGAACTGAAAGCTTTTATAATTGTCGTCATCAGATTGCCCTCTAACCCACATCTTATGGAACAGGTTCTTAGACTTGGGCGTTCCTATAATCCTAACTTGTGCGTGATGAAACATGGGTTCTAATGATTCTTCCCATAAACTATCTTTATGCAGAATAATTCCTGCCTCATTTAGAACGGCATAGTCATACTCAAAACCTTCAAGGTTTTCTGGCTTTTGGCTTGAACCGAAATCAATTACTTTATTCCCTGGTAGCTTTAGTTTATATTGTTGGCCATTCCATTTACATAGATGCCAGATAGGCTTAAGGAGAGGCTTATAGTATCTTTCTACATACGTCGTGAGGTTCGCTTGTGTAGTGTCAACATGGAGGCCGTATCGAGCATTAGGATCTGTTAACAGCGATTCTAGCAGCCACTGAATGGAGTTGTAGGTCTTACCTACTCGCCTACCCGCAGAGATAATAGAATATTTATGGTCGTTGTATAAAGCAGGTTTTATAAAGCTTGGGACATTGAAACTAAGTCTCATCCCTCAATTATACACTATCCCCTTCAATAATCTCTGCTTCAGTTATTTCTTTGTGTTCTATAAGGATAGTCTTATCACTCTTCTCTTCGACCTGAGCCCTTGTCAATTTTGGCTTAAAGAACTCTACTGTGTCTTTATACATAGACATACCCATAGCCTTCTCTTTTGGGTCAGGGCTATCCATCCACTCCCTTAGGTTCCTCATATAGAGTTCTGCACCATCTGTAACAATAAACTCCCCAAGTTGCTCCCAAAGGAGTGTCCTCTTCCCTTTGGAACCCTTCTTCCTCCCTCCAGATGTGTTTCCTTTCGCAAAATTTCCATTGTTATGTCTTTTAGGTTTTGCACGTGCCATAATGTAATAAAATGTAATAAAAAACGCATATATCTCGTGTCACATCATATTCTATCATTTTATGTTCCAGTTTTATATCTGCTATTTTTGCACCCAGTTGTGCTCACTCTTTGTCACAGCCCCAACAATAGATAAACCATAATACAGAACGTACCAATACTAGCCAAGGTGCTTGGTAACAGACACCCTATCATCAAGATCTTGAAGTTATCGACCTCTGATGGCCCCTCTATTACAACTGCTTTCTTAAAATCACTCCCCGTATTCATAATCTTCACTTAACAAATAAATATCTCCTACCTCTAACCACGCCTTCACTGTAATCCATTCTTCCTGACAGTCTAACTTATAGTTATGACCGTCAACCTCTGGTGTTCCACTATACATCGCCCTCACTACTTCACACTCTACGGTCTGACTCTGGTTAGGCCAAATAAGTAATAAAGCCACCATCCCAACTATCAGTATGAGAATTAAAATAATTGTCTCTTGCACTTTCTTATTCATCTTGCACCTTCTTTCCATAGCTAAAATATTTAATTAACCGTTTTTCCCCGATTTCTTCGATTGCGGCTTGGGCTGATTCCAGGGACTTGAAATAGAAATTGTTGCAAAGTCCAGTGCTGTCAGAATCTATCACAACTTTACCCCCACGGCTATCCTTGTAGTAATACAGGTGATGGTGCCAGATATTTTTTGCCCCATCCCAAACCTGATCATCATCAGCAAGCTCTCGCAGCTCACCTTCTATTTTTAGATACTCTAAATACTCTTCGGCCTCTTCTTCTGTCTTGAAACAGTTACCTTGGGAGTAGCGCCATTTATCCGAATTACCTACCATCCACTGGCTAGCCTCTACCTCACCCAAATCGTCAATATACCAATACCCATCACCATACCCATACTTCCACCTACCACCCATAACCTCTTCAGTAACACCCTCACCCAAGTCAACATCTATCAAACCCCCTTTTTTTAAATCCTTTAATAATCTGTATTTCATCTACGCACCCTCCTGAGCTAATGCGAATCCGTAAGACACACCTTCATTGAATTCATCTATAAATCGAGCTGTAGTTTCGTTCTTCTTCTCTAAACCTAACGAAAGGTGTAAGAGTGAGGTCTTCACTTTCCCGATTGTTTTTAACAGGTCTTCGCGTGATTCTGCTGCTTCGAAGATCTCAGCTGAAATTAATGTACGTAGTACGGACTGTAGTAATTCTAATTCATTATCCATGAACTAATTGTTAAAAAGTAATATAATCAACTATATACTTATTTAGATATTATGTCAAGTATTAAAACATACTTTCTACAGCCTTTTCCATAGTAACAACTTTTACAGGGTCTTCCTTCGTAACTGTCTTTTTCTTCACTTCAGTTACTGGTAAACCTGTTAGTGTAAGTAATATTTCTTTCTGTTTCTTCTGAAAGAATGCTGTCATCTTATCGAATGCGGCATCTATTTCGGAAGGTTTCAACACCTTATCTGGGTTCGATCTCTCGTAATCAGCGATAACTTTATCAACATCAGCAGTTGTGACTCTATTTTTATAATCAAAGTCCAGTTTCACATTCCTGTATCTCGTAATAGAATTATTAGTAGACTCGTGCATTTCTCTCTTGCCGAATACGGCTGAGAGTGAAGCAGTCTTAGGTGTTCCCTGAATTTGTCCATCAATCACCCTTAAAAACCCACCTTGAATACACCACTTCAAGTTCTCAGGATACAAATCCCCAACTGGAGTATGGATGTATTTATCTGGTGTATATTTATGGAGGCGAGCTTGGTAAACTAAATACTTTTTGATTGAGAGTGGTGAATAACTAAGCACTTTCACCTCCTAGTAACCCCTTATTTTCGTAGATATTGCCGATCACCTCGATACCACGATGCCTTACATATAGGGGGCTGCATAGATCATCATATTTCTTTCCTAATATAGCAAAGCAGTACCCCTTACTTATAATAATTTTGATTAAACCTTTGTCGTTCACTATATCCCCCTCATAAATCTCCACACCATTCTTGCCCTCCATGCTAGTGTATCGCATCAACCCAATCTCATCAAAACTAAATTCTGACATGTCACCCTCTTCTTCATCTACCAAATAGCACTCAATCGTTTTTGTATCAAAATTAATCCGCTCTACCTTTACCATTATCTTATAGGCCTTTATCCAAGCCCTAAATTTAATTTTCCTATTCATCTTGCACCTCATCTAACCATTTAAAGACCCCTTCCATCGTCATTTGACCTTCTGGATTCTCTAGGTACTTGTTATACGCATCGATTGATCTCTGAGACGCTAGGTATACATCACCTATCTCATCTGTAATGGTTATCGTTCCTTCTGGGAGGTTCTCAATCTCTTCTTTGGTAAGTGGTTTTGGTTCCTTAAGCATATATATAATTAAAAAGTAATATATGTGATCATATACGACTACTGACTTGGTGTCAAATTGATGTTCCCCTCAGGTTTGAGGGATCAAACTATAAAAATAGACCCCTTAAAAGGAGCCTATAAACTGGCAATGTTCCCACAAAACCGTTTTATTGCACTTAACTTATTAACTATTTACTGCCCGAAGATAGTTTAAAGCATTTTAGTATAGTACAACTAATACCCTTTTTCAAGGATCATACTTTTTAGGTTGTTGTGAGTTCTTTCACAACCTTACCGCAAGCGTTTGGTTTTATTTTAAACTAGGTATCCTAGTTGGTTCGGTACTAAAGTACCTTCTGGGAGGGGAGTTTTCGGTGAATAGTTGATAATATTGAGTACATGCCTCGCCTTTAACCCTAGCCTCACCTAGCGCATAAACTTCCCCCTCAAAAGGAACTCTATTGTGCGGCCACCCAAGTTAAACCATACGGCCTAACTTCGTCGGTGGCTAAGCTGCTACCCAGGTAAGACTAGTGAGCAATTAACTCAGCACAGCATGTAGCTGACTTTCATCTTACCGGATCTCCTACTGTGGGATTTGAACCCAGCCTGCATACACAGACCCACCAATATATCGCCAATTGTAGATGCGTATATCCAGTAGTAGTACATTCTATCACACCAACTTCTCAACCTCTATTGGCCTTATAAGATAAACATCACTAACCCTAAAGACATGGTCTCCATTCTTAACAAAGTCACGACCAACCTCAAGTACCTCCACTATTTTAGATGCCAAACCACTATCCACTAACATAAGCCCATGCCCTTCTCCAGCCTCTTGCTCAAAGCGAACCTCATAATAGCCTTCATTAAAAAAGTAATCTTTATGACTAAATCCTATATCCATATAACTTAAACTAAAAACTAAAGTATTTAACCCAACCCGTTTGAGAGCCAGAGGGATCCAAATAGGAGCTTTCCTACTTATAAATATATCAATGTAGTAACCGGTTTTTATGTCCGTACATTTAAGCTTGCTAACTGTCCCAAACTGGTCATCTCTTATTCGGTTGCCCAAATAATTTCATATGTGCCAGAAGGCGTGACCCTTAGCGCGAAAGGTTTATCACATGCACTTTTAATCCCAACCCGTATATCGATCATCAGGATCCTAACTATTATGCCACTATAATTCTTATACTCCCAGAGTTATGGAGTGGACTGGCAAGCCTGTTAGTGGACTGAGGTATCCACGAAAAAACCCCGGCGGTTAAGCCAGGGTCGGTTCGATGAATTCTCTAAAAGCACCACAATTAAGTGATGTGAAGATATCTAATTGTATCTCTTTTAGCAAATTCATACAACTAATATAGAGAAGAAAATTTGGGATGTCAAGAAAAACAGTAAAAGGCCCAGACATTTTCGTCCGAGCCTAATCTGATATTACTTCTTAACGAAGGACCTATTATAGCATCTGGATCTTCTCAATCTTTGAGAAATTTTTCTCAATCTTTCTCATTATACACAGGCAGGGATGCAGGTGAGACGAGAACACCTTGCACAGCAAGCACGGTTCACTTTCTCATACTTTTCTCCTTGACTTTTCTTTCAATTATGTATATAGTTACGTATATTACTTTTTAACAGTTATTTTATGGAAAGACACATTAAAGTTTCCAACACTATAGGTAAGGTTATGAAATATGGTTATATCCAAGATTCAGACCTTAAAGCTCTGCGCAAATCAGAATTAGGAGATATCATTAAAGTTATTGCAACTGAGAATAAAGAAGCACAGGGTGCAGTAGTTGAGCTGGCATCATCAGTTGAATTAAAAAATTATAATAGACTTATGAGCAATGCACGTAAATTGCAGAACCAAAGCCTGGTGTATAAGTTCAAACAACTTATCAACGGATTCCCTTGCTTGTTTGAGGGTATAGTTATGCCTACATCAGGTGTAGCAGAGAATGAAGATGACTTTTATATTACAGTTAATTAATATGGAAGACCAACAAGAAACTTTAACAGTTCATAAGGTGTTATCAGATATCCAAAAAAGGCTGGAAACACCTAAAAACATAGAAAATGAATATGGAGGATTTAAGTTCCGTAACGCAGAGAATATACTTAACGAAGTTAAAAGTCACCTTCCTGATGGTTTTTATGTTACATGCTCAGATGACAAACCTTTCGAGTTGCTGGGTTATATCTTTGTTACTGCCACTGCCTGCATTTCGGACGGATCAGAAACAATATGGGCGACGATGTCAACTCCTATTGACTTTGAGAAGAATACTAAGAATGGTAACTCTCAGCATGGAGGTAGCGCATCTAGTTACGCTAGGAAGTATGCATTGCAAGGTTTGTTTGCAATAAGTGATCCAGGAGACGATCCAGATTCAAAAGACAATAGGGTTACCACAGCTAACAAGGTTGAGAAGCCATGGTTGAATGGGGTTAGTATAACGAAGGCTGTAGATGCCATTAAAACTGGCTCTGCGACGATCGAAGATGCTAAAGCTAAATATAGGATCTCTAAGGATAACATGGAGATTCTAGAGGCAGCTGAGCGTGAATTTAAGATGGATAATCAATTTGAGCAGACAGTTTAATATTATTTTTTAAGAAAAGAAAATGAATTTTACAAAGAGCTTCGGCTACACAAAAGAGACAGGTTCAGGCTGGACAGTATCAGTTACACCTGAACAAATAGACATTATGAAGTTTTACTTGTCTGAGTACACAGCTAAGACAGGTGAACAGAAACAAAGTGTTACCCTGTTCTTCAACAAGAAGACAGGTAAGCTGAGTATCATGACAAACAAAGCTCTTGATCCTGCGCATGTGGAATCTAAAAGAGAAGCACAATCTGGCCAATTCGAGAATAATGCCGTGACAAGAAACCCAGCAGCACAACAAACTATTAATCCAAACGACGTACCTTTCTAATATGAGCGAGATAAAGACACAAAAACAATTTGAAGTACTTACACAAGAGACCCAAGCAGCATTGCTACGTGACAACAAGAGAAGGTCTAAGGAGCTAATCCAGGAGTTCAGAGCATTAAGCAAACAGCGGCGCAAATGGCTAGGGAAAACAAGCCCAGCTTACATCCTGCGACTAGAAGGCGAGACTAAGCAGATACTAGATGACTGGAGCCTACTAACTGGTAAACATAAATCAGAAGTGATTAGGCCGGCTATCGAGAAGGAAGCAAGGAAACTAGAAAGGATTCTTGAAGGTGGAGATATCTAGAGAGGAGACACAGCAGTTATTCCCTTTCTTAAACGAGAGGGAAATAACAAGGCTGGGTAATTTGATAGAGTCTCAATCAATCCTAGCAAATCAAAGGTATGAAGAACTACTGTCGTGGTTGCGGCACGAGCATAAAGACATCTATTTGGAAGTTAGAGAAATAGAGAAAATTGACAAAAAGACTTGACAAAGGAGAGGTATAAGTATATAGTTGATTATATTACTTTTTAACCAACCATATATGTTAGCAGTAGCAATATTCTTACTATTCGCGATAACTCCTTACGCACTTGAGCAGATGTAGTACCTAGCTCCCGGAGTCTGGTTTTCCTGCGTGGGCCTCATATGAGCCCATGATTACTGGACTCTAGGATTTAGGTATTAACAAACTCAAGTTATGGACAAAGAGATAAAACAAGCATGTAACGATTGTGGTATTGAAGCTAACAGGCTAACTTGTCTGCGTAAATATGGTGCTGAGCCTAAACAGAAGAAGTTTAGCGTGTCGACTTACCATGAAGGTAAATGTGGAGCTTGTGGGGAAGTTAAGATGGTGACCGAATCAAGGGACTTCTTTCACCCTGACTTCTCTTTGTTGACACGCAGGAGGGGCAATGAATAAAGATCTAAAAGATTACCAACTCTGGTTACTTAAGAAGTTAAGAACTATAAAAGATGAGCCGTATTCTACGACATTGGATACATTAGAAACGGCGCTGTGGGCTTTGGAGCAGTATCTGAAGGAGGTTAAATGAATAAGCAAGACGGGACGACTGAAGAGATTGAGCTCTGGGGCTATAGGTCTAGTTTTGGTATATGCATATGGATTCCCCTGAGTATATATCTTGCAAACCAGACACACGGATTCCTTCCGACAGGCTGGAGGAGGACAGTTATCACAAGTCCATGGTGGGAATTTTGGGAAGGTGATAAAGTTATAAATAAGCAGTTTGACAACAAAGAGTAGACTATTAACACAGGCGGGTTAGAATTTGACTAATCCTCTCTCCTAACCCGCCGTTGTTAGTAGTTAATTTAGATCTTTAAAATAGAATTTTGTTTGAGAGGTTGGTGAAAGATAGACACTACAGCTAGCTAGAACTTACTGCTAATAATGGCAGTACTGAACTATGGTCGAGATTACGACCTGTAAGGTCCCCACGAAGTAGTAGCGTTAGAGGGTGACCGTGCAAGGGTGCAAGTCCCTCGCACCTCTCAAAGAGAATTTTATTCTCTGGTTTTATTTATTAATAGAAACAGTATGAAAGTAATCAAGGACGGTGATCAGTACCTAGTTGCAAAGGATGGTTTTATAAACTTACAAGACAGTAGCGACTATTTCTTTATTAGTAAAGATGAGTACGAAGATTTTATTAATAACAAAGAGCTGGATATAGTAATTCAAACTCCCAGTGAGAAGCTACTTGGTGAAAGTGAGTGGCGTAGTTTTGTTATAGTTTACATTAACGGTGAAGAATACACATCCTTACACGACGGTGAGCCGGAAGATAATACATTAGATAGGAACTTTAACGGTGTATTTAAAATCATAGAACTATTAAAAAAGTTAGGTGCTGATGTGCGAATGGAGGAAGTCGATGAGTCTGATTAAATACTCACAGGGGGTAAAAGCTCTGTGTGAGTATTTAATACTCTGATTTTATTTATTAGTAAAAAAGTAAATGTCAAACGAGATTGAGTTAAACGGGATTAAATATATTCCGAAAAGTGAAGCTAATGTAAAACTAGCCCAGAATACAGAGGGTTTAGATTACGTTATTATTAGGGCAAATCGTGCAGGTGTCTTCGCGGGATATCTACTTGAAGACAATAACGAATCTGTAATATTAGTAGATTGTAGGCGCATCTGGTATTGGGAAGGTGCGGCATCGATAAGTCAGTTAGCTATTGATGGTGTTTCGGCTCCAGACGAATGCAAATTCCCAGATGCAGTATCAAAGATCAAAATAATGGGAGTTATAGAAAACTTGATTTGCACCGAGAAAGCTATGAATTCGATAAAGGGAGTAGGTATATGGAAACAGTAGTAAATAACTTTGGTTATGGTTCTGGTTCTGGTTATGGTGATGGTTCTGGTTCTGGTTATGGTTCTGGTTCTGGTTATGGTTCTGGTTATGGTTCTGGTTATGGTTCTGGTTATGGTTCTGGTTCTGGTTATGGTGATGGTTCTGGTGATGGTTCTGGTTATGGTTCTGGTGATGGTTCTGGTTCTGGTGATACCGAGTTGATAGACTAGATCCCACACAATTAAATGCTCACAGGGGGTAAAAGCTCTGTGTGAGTATTTAATACTCTGATCTTACAAAATAGAAGAAGGTTAAATGATATGCAAAAGTCAGTATGGTTAGTAGCAGAGTTTTTACGTAGTGCTGCACCCGAATACGGTACCGCCGTGGATATCGATGTAAAGCTAAATGAATCTATCGATTTACTTGTGGATTCAAAAGCGGATCCTAAGGAACGTCGGGATTTAATTTCAGCTTGTCGCAAACATGCTGCTATCCTTCGTGGTCAACTTCGACGTTATCTTGCTGGTTTGGATGAGGCAGCAAATGCTTAAATCTGAAGAATTCAGCAAACAGAAAGAATTAGAGGGGTTTGAACCCAAACAGAAGGATTACCAGATATTAGCTATTCCAGAAAAATCAATGGAAGCTATCGAAATGTTTGGTAATCTGGAAATTGTGTTCAAATCAAAATCAGAAGTACGGCAACACCTTTTAAGCATCATTGACCTTTTATCTGTTAGAGATGAAAGTAAGCTGATGCTTAGCGTTGCATACAAGCATCTTGTAAGAACTAATGAAGCGTACAGGGAATACATGGAAATGTTTCTTGCTTCAAGCACATTTAAAAAGGAGTAACAAAGATGGGTGATAAAACCTTTCTCGGAAGTATGTTTGACTTTAATCTTTATCCAAGCTTCAATGGTGCCGAAATGCTCGGCTTATCAGAAGAAGATTTTTTAAAGGTTGAAGATTTTATTGAGGGTGATTTGATTTTCACCAGCAACGACCACCTTTACCGTATTTATGGTGAGGTAAAACATATACTTTTATCCGTTGACCAACATAAAGTTTTGGTCAAACCGTTTCAACATGGATTTGTAAACGATGTAGAAAAGGCATATAAAAACTATCTTGAAGCTCTTTAATATGTAAGTCTTGGGTGTGGACTATAACTACACCTTAACTTTAACTTTATAACGTTATAGAGTTCTATAACGGATTATAACTTTAACTAATTTTTAACAGGTAACCATGGAATATACAAAAGAAACATTAGCGCAATGGATTAAAGATGAACATTCTCGCTGCGAAGGACAAATGATGGAGAATGATATGACGAAAAATGAGTGGCTAGAGATTGAGAAGCTACTGGAGAAAGTCGCAGAGGCGGCAGGTTTGAACATTTGGAGTTTGATTTAATTTTTAACAAACAACCATGGGTAAAATAACGGCAAGACAGAGGAGAGAGAGGGGTGATACCATCTATACTGGATACGGGTATAGTATAGTGCAGTATACCCAAAAACCAAGGGTTATGCTTGAGTTTGGTGGTTTCGCAGATGTGATTTTACTAAAGGTGGATATAACAGATTTCATGCTTTTTCTCAGTAAGGTGACAAGGGAATGGAGCTAACCAAAAACTAATTATTAGATTAAGGAAATGAAACCAGGGAACATAACAGTGTCGCTAGAGATGGCAAAAAAGTTAAGAGAAGCAGGGTGGGAGAAGGAGACGGTGTTCAGCTGGCAGTACGGTATTAACAAAGAAGGCAGGGACTACTACTTACTTTTACTAAGCAAAGATGATGCTATGTCGCACAGAGATTTCTCAGCTCCAACCTTTCAAGAAATACGGGAGGGGCTCTGTAGATCTTCCCTTTATCGACATGGTTTCAACTTTAGTGAGTCACTACCAGATGCCGCAGCCGAAGCATGGCTATGGTGTAAAGAAGAAGGTTATCTAGATTAATTATTAGAATAAGAAGATGAAGAAGGGCAAGGAATTACAAGCATTGACAAAGTTTTTTGAAGAAGAGTTCGGCTATAATCCATCAGCAGAGGAGTTAGATTACTTTAGAGAAACATTGGTTGGGAATAGGATCATATTGGGTGTCCATTTAGAAATAATAAAAGAGGAGCTTATAGGAAGTTTTCTTAGGTTTTTCAAGATCATCAAATAAAAATGAAAACTGCCATCAACTGCCTACTATTCTTACAAGTAATATTTATAATATCCTTTGCATCTCCTAAGGCAACAACGGGATTGCCTGTTACCACCCAAGAACTTGTGGTTGCCCGGGATTTCCAGATAACCACGCCGATAGTTAGCACTCCTAAGGTTGAGCGTATACCGTTTTCGGGGTGTGATGATGTGTATAACTACATGTTACCCCGTTTAGGCCACCAGAAGGCACTTACAATGCAGCGTATCGCCAGACTTGAGTCGAACTGTGACCCGTCAGCCAAGAATCCTAACAGTGGCGCTACAGGATTATTCCAAATAATGGCCGGTACTACATGGGGGTATGCAGACTGTACTGGTGATATTTATAACCCTTTAGATAATATGGAATGTGCAGTTAAGATTTATAGGCTCCAAGGGTTTAACGCCTGGGCTGTTTATTAAAATGGGTAAAGGGGGGTCAAACCCCACGGTAACAAGACCCTTTTGCAGCAAGGTTATCCAAGGTCGGTTTTCAGAGGGGGTCGAATTGCGCGGTAATATGGTATAGTGAACCATGGAACAAAAAATCAACCCTTTCAATCAGGTCTTAATCAGTCAAACACGCAACGGCTTCGTTGTCACTTTCAAAGGAGAAGAAGGGGAGGGTGAGCTAAAGGAGTTCTACGCCGTTTATGAAGAAGGAGACAGTGAAGATAAAGGGCAATATCCTGGCAGTTCTCGAGCAGAGAATGAGAACCTGAAGAAGTTATTCTATGATCTGAAAGAATACTTTGGATTCTATTGGAGCAAACACTCAGAAACTAACTTAGAAATTAATGTGGTCGACACAGATGCCGATTAAAAGGCGACATAAAAAACTAGGAGAATTAGCTGAAGAGCTAGGGGTCTCCAAGGCAAGACTTGCTACAATAGCCGGCGAGGTAGGTGCCCCCAAAATCAGGAATAGTTACGAGTTCAGGCAAGGGGATATAATAAAAGTTAGATTCAGATTAAGATACTCATATACATCTAAAGTACGATCTAGGTGTAAGAATTACAATGACTAGAACCCCTATAAAACCACTATCAGTCAACAAGGCGTGGAAAGGTAGACGATTCAAAACGCAAGACTATAAGAGATATGAAAGAGACCTCCTTTTAATACTTCCTAGCAATTTAAAGGTCCCTGAGGGTGAGCTAGAGATAAAGCTAGAATTTGGTTTCTCTAATAAGGCTAGTGACTTCGATAACCCAGTGAAACCCTTTGTCGATATACTACAGAAGAAGTATGATTTTGATGACAAGATGGTTTATCAGGCTGTAATCAAGAAGAAGATCGTGAAAAAAGGTGAAGAATATATAAAGTTTAGTATTAGTGAATACTCCGATATGTAATCTTTACATTTTTCTTACATTGCAGCTAGGCCAACATGATATACTAATGTGATTATCATGAACTATAAACAGCTAACGATAAATGAGTGGAAAAATGGTTACCAAGTAAAAATCCCTGGTAGAATGTACGCATATTTTTTTTCATACGACGGCCCGTACAGCCAAGTAGTTGCCCTTATGGCAGCGAAAAAGATCGTAGACGAATATTTTAAAATCGATGCCAGAGAATACAGAGAAGAGAATCTCACAATTAGAAGCAAAAGTAGCCGTCCAGGAAGTCCGGATTGAGGCCCAGATAGAAGATAGCATGCAAATCCGAGAACAGTACAAAGAACTGACAATCGCAATTAAAGAATTGACAATAGAAATTCGCAATGAGCGTGAGGAGAGGCAAAGGGCTGTCAAGGATCTACCGTGGTTAACTAAATTCGCAGTTGGAGTTATCACTATTATAATCGGAGCTGTTTTGTATACTTTGTTGGATGTGATTGGGCTTAGAACTTAGCCTTCTACGTAATTCATCTCATACCAATTCTCCCATAGTTTTCTATATAGATACAATTCGTCAGCTAAAAACTGTAAAAACTCAACACCTTCTAATTCAAAAACGCTCCTGTCCCATTCGCCAGCTATTGTTTTGCGCTTAGCTACATTTCTAAATTGCATATCCACCGCCCAGTTGTTAGCTCTGAAGTTAAGGCCGATTTCCTCAGGGTTTGGTATATACATGAAGTGGTGGGTTAGGTGCATAATGTCACTTACCATTAACCCATTGCTAGGACTATTGTAATAGCTTGTTCCCTTGGTGTGGTCCAGATGGGCAGCTTGTAAAGGCAACTCGCTAATACCTGTTAGCTCACACTTATAACCAGCCCTCCTCATTATCTTATTCCTAGTCCCAGTCCTGAAAGCGCTATGCTCGTTTTCAGGCAATAAAAAAGACGCTCCGTTAAGAGCGTCTAGGTTGGCTTGGTGTAAATCCGTGTTGATTATTTTATCAAATCGATTCGGCATAATCTTATAATGTTTCGAAGGTTAGTTCGTCTATCTTCTCAACCCCTGATTCGATATCATGTACCGCTTCTGGTACCCTGCTCATAATATCGTTCAAGCCTTCAACGCCGACATAACTCCCTACAATACCAAATAGGGTGTAGATGTCAGCCTGTTCTAAGCCTAACTCGAAGATGCCATTTGAAATAACCACTAAGAATAGTGCGAGTGTGAATAAAAACTTACGGCTTGTTAACCTTTTTGCGAAATCATCATTCATTTATGTGTTTTTAATAGATAATACTCCGTTTTCGAGCTGTAATGGCTCTTGAATAGCTTTAATGTCTGTATATGATATCTCTGTCACCTTTCCTACCTCAATGTAATCATTCATTGGTCTAGCCTCCCCTTTTAGAGGTAATTCATCAAAGTGTCTTTCCGTGACATTTCCCGCTTCATCCTTCACCTCTCGAATGAGACCTTGCACATCAACACCCTCTGTGTGAAATAGATATGGCACTTCGTTGACATGCCTCCAGTTGGTATTTGTAATAATACTGACATGCGTATGGGCTCCTGTCGACCATCCGGTATTGCCTGTGGTTCCAATCTGTTCACCCATCTCAACTTCACGGCCATTCACACCAGTTCCATTTGGGACATTCACACTATTAAGGTGTAAGAACATCCAAGTGAGGTTAAATCTTGAGCTCTTAAGGATCGCATACTTACCACCATTAGAATCTATCATGCCATATAACCTTCCTTTTTCAGGAGCGTAGACTGGCCTATTCTCTCTCTCCGCTGGGTCGATAGAGTTGTAGTCAACTCCCAGGTAATAAGCCCTAGGATTTCGTTGCATGTGACCTAGAAAGTTTGATGTTACTTTATATCTTTTCTCGAATGGGTAGATTGTATCTGTGTAGGTCATATATTATGTTTTATTAAGAAATACAATATCCATATATGTGATGCTTGAACTATCTGCAACATCCACAGTGTTCACACCGGCATCCGTGAAGGCCTGCAGTGTTACCGTATCACCAGCTGTAAGGTTTAAAAGTCCTTGAATAGGTGCGGATATACGGTTGACGTGGGAGGCGTGGGCAGTACTCTGCTTTACTAGAGACCCGTTAACGGTTATACCTGCAGAGTAGCGTTTATCAGTGACTATGTTATCAAATGCTACCTGACCCATCACAAGGTGAATCCCCGTTTCCTGGGCAGTATATGTAGAACTTGCGAAATTACTGCCTATATCGAATGTCTCAGTATCGAGGTCAACATCGGTTGAGACGCCACTTGTTAGATTGTCTTGCTGAACTGCTAGATATGCACTAGTAGCTGTTTGGTCAAATACATTTATCTGCTCGCCTGTCTCACCCACTTCAATCTCATCTGTAGCTGTCATCTTGATCCCACTAACAGTAGCCCCACTTGATTTTTCTAACAATAAGCTATCGTTATTAGCTAGCCCCATGGCTTCAGGAGATACTAATGTTTGAACCCTGGTATCTGTAATATACGCGTCTACAACTGTTGTGGCACCTGCAGGTATCTCATATTGCCCAACCCCAAGGTAGTCATTACCATCTGCCGGGAAACTAGGTACAGTAGGACTAGCTGCTGCAGTACCTGTGATTATCGCAATAGAACTACTGCCAGACCCCCTTGCACCTGCTGTTGCAGCATTATCTACCTTTACTGCGACCAAATCAATCCTAGGGTTTGTAGGGTCTGCTGCAGTGACAGAAACATTCTCTGTCGCATCCCATTGCACAACATGGAATTTGGAGTTACCGTCTCCAGCTGCATACGCACTATTATCGACTATAGCTATACCGGCGGCGACATCAACACTTAGGTTCGCACCAGCACCTCTCTCACTTACCAGGCTTTGCCCTGATGCCTTGTCATAGATACCAGCACGGGAAGCAAGTAGCTCTAGTGGCTTAATTAATTCATCAGCGGTATTATCTGTTGATCCATTTATTATCGTTTTAAAGTTTGCCATATTTGTATTATATTCTTATATAAAGTTGAGATACTAACCAGAAGTCACCTGATGCGAAATTACCACCAAGCCTAACTGTCTGAGATGCTATACCAGTATACCCTGTGATAACCACTGAGCCCAAGTCAATGTAGAAATTTTCTTCTTGGTTAATAGTGACACCACTTGTGAAAGCATTCCCATCAACACTGTTAATCCAGTTATGCTCTATAAATACCTGTGATTCGCCAACAGGGAAGGCGCTATGGATAAATTTACTCTGCATGAACACTATATTCCCAATCATATAGAATTCAATAACGTTCAGATCCCAAGAGGTGATAACACTACCATCAGTACCTTTCCTAACATCAGGTGAGTAACTAAATATCAAAGGATGTCCTGAAGGGGCTTGGTTCCTACTATAGGAAAGTTCTATTACGTCCTTTGCCGTATCTAGGGTGTAATCATCACCTGCATAGAGAGGGTATGCTGCGCCAGGGATAGACTCAGTCACGTAAAAGTACCGATAATTACTATCACCTGTTTGTTTAAGTCTGACTTTATCCCCAGGTCTTAATATCCGCTGGTCACTAGACAGGTAGTTTACCTTAAGGCTACCTGCAGCCACCGTAGGGTTGTATTCGCTAGGTGCTAGGTCAAACCAATCGCTTGAGACTGGCTGTGTTGTATTTTCAATGCTAGACACTCTAGATACAATATCTGCCACAACATCCGGCATTCCATTTCTGTCTATTGTCTCAATATTCATCTTTATTGGTAGTAAATAATAAAAGGATTAATAAACTCAGCACCTACAGAATCTATTATTACAGATATCTCAGCCAACCTTGCTTGCCCTGAGAATGTGCCTAATTTGTTTACCCCATTATCATAAGACACATTTAATATATCCCCTAGGTTTAGTTTATTATAAGTCAACCCGGAATTTGGGTGTATGCTAGGGCTTAACCTCCATCTAATAGGAGCATTCTCATTGATCAACGCTGCTGCTTTAGTGGATAGATTTGTTTGAGACTTGGCGGAAGAATCCTTCACTAATAATTCTCTAACTCCATATGCGTTCTGCGAACCAGTATTTACTTGGTTTACAGATACTACATCATCACCAGTCCCTGCACCTCTTATTGTTATATCATTATAAACCCTTCCTTCACTAGTGAAGCCAAGCTCGCTGTTGTCATAAGACAGAGGCTGTAGATCATTACGCAAACTTCCATGAACCTGTTTAATTGAGATTACCACCCCTGTGACAGCACCTGAACCATCAACTGTATACTCCTCTATGAAATCAAAGCTTTTCTGGTTATCAGACAAATTTATAATCAGTTGTCCTAGTTTAACATTTTCTAATGTCTGGTCAGCATCTCCTATTGTCTCAGTTGAGATGGTAATACCAAAATCACCATTAGTAACTGCTTGGACTTCAGTTGTTAGCGTGCTTACGATAGCACCAATATCGGTCATAGCAAAGATACGCCTATCTATTATCCTGTCGTTTAGGTGTGAGATATAGCTACGGCATTCAATCGTTATATCCCCCTCACTACCAGTCTTTGCTCCTGACACCTTAACTATAGGACCAAACCAGACCACCTCCCCATCCCTCTTGATTGCTACATTGGTTCTGGTTGGGATTAAAAGCTCCAGGCTGGCATTCCTACTATTATTCTCTAATGAAAAGCGACATGTACCAACCCCATTTAATTTATTGATAAAGGATAGGTTTTTGTAGTCTAAGATCTCAGAAGTCCTAGAGAGTGATCCATCAGATGGATCAAGGTTATATGTTTCTAGTGTGTATACAGTCATTATAAACTAAGGAATCTGTCCTCCCATTCAACTAGTATATTAGCTGTAGCGTCAAAGCCTGCTGCACTAAATCTAAGCGTATTACCGCCTGGCTCTAATGGAAATAATGTACCTGAGAAATCAGCAAAGATATTTGTAGAGCCATTCAAAACTACACTCACTCCCTGGTTATCTCTTGAAACAACAACAGTGTCCCCCATGACGAGTGTACGGTTAATTGTAAATGCACTGCTATTATCAAGGTTAGTGAGTGTTGGGTTAGTAATACCACCCCCAGCATCGATCGTAATTGTAGGGTAAGTGATTGCATTACCACTATTTGTTGCAGACTTAGTATCACTATTAAGGAACTCTATATCAAATCCATCAACTAAACCTCCATCATCAAAATCAAAATCACCACCAGGGCCTAAGTCATAACCTGCTACCTGAGCCAAAAATATAGTTGTTGAAAGTGTTGACTCCCCTGAGAAGAATGGGTCTTCTGATATTAATTGTAATTGAAATGTGCCGAAGGTAACTCGTCCAGTTTGTTGCACTATCTGAGGGGTACGTAACACCTTTGTGTTAAGTATCTTTCTTGTTGTAGCAGTATCCCACCTAGTGATAGATAGCTCCCTACCATCATCTGTGCGATCAAAAGCTTCGATGAAGGCATCTAATCTTGAGAAATAGGAGTCTGAGTTCAGGCCTGCGATGATCCCTTCCACTGTAATAATCCGCATACCATATCTTTGTAGGTAAACATTACCACCGTCCTGACCAACAAGATCAGACCTACTAGTTCTAATATCTAATCCTGTAGTTCCTGATAACTTATTGACAGTAATACCATTGTCATAATCTAAATCAAACCCGCCGTATGTCATTGCAAAATTATTCATATTAAACTCCTGCTAATCTAGATCTAAGTATAAAATCAATTCTTTCTGCGGTAGAGACCGCATCTTCTCCTGGTTGGGTATAGACATTAATGGTATTGCTATTACCAGAGCCAGATGTCGGAACTATCCTTCCTGGTGCATCAGGAATGAATGTCTCAACCCCTCTTTCTCCTACCGTTGTCGGTTGCCCTACACGTACACGACCACCTACAGCTCTATTCCCACCATTACCTCCAAAGAAGTTAGGCGTCGGGATCTTGACATTCTTAATATCATCAAATGTTTTGTCTATAAATTCTTTTGCTTCACGGAACGGTTTAGTGATCGCATCCTTAACTTGCCCAAATATCTCGCCAACCCTTTTCTTAAAGGATGTGAATTGATCTATTGCAGTTAGGACAAAATTCTCCGTAGCCTTCCCCATCTTTACCACACTAGTAACCACCTTTACCCCCACATTAATAAGTTCGACAAAGGCTGCAACTGCGATCACAATCGCACCTGCGAGAAGCTTTAATATATTACCTCCTAATTCAAGCAGGAATTTTCCTAACTCTTGTATCTCAGGAAGGAAGGGCTCTAGCTCTGTCATCAATTCGCCAAAAGACTCTTTTAACTTTTCTACGGATGGCTGTATAACATCCCATGCCAATTTCAAACCCTCAACAACCGTTGTGAAAACACCTCCTAAGAAGTTTGCAAAACTCACGCCTGTGTCCCATACCTTTGTTAGTACTGTCCTGGTGAACTCAAGTACATTGGCTACATCGTAGAACTGATCCTTAGTTAGACCTAACTTACCAGCAATGTTGGCTAACATAATATTAGCCGCATCGCCAGACTCAACGAAGATAAATATTCCCTCTGTTAGGATCCTAGTGAAGTCATAGAGTTCGCGTCCTTTTTCAATCGCTAGCTTAAGACCTTTAACCAGGTTGTTGACTATAGATTTAGCCATAGAGATAATTGCGTCTTTGTTTTCGTTGATAAACTTTAGAAGTCTTTCTAATACCCCCTTAAATTGATCGAAGAGTCCCCCTTCTTCAATGACGCCAGTTTTACTGATCCCGACAACCTCTAATGCGAACAAGGTGAACTCATCCTTGAGGTTTGATATGATTCCACCAGCCGTAGCAGATTGCTCATCCATAAGGTTGAAAAATCTACCACCTTCGGAAGTCATTGTCTTAAATGCTGCGGCAACATCGTCATATGTTATTAACCCTTTAGACATCAAATCATCAACCTCACTTACTGCGACACCTAATTGTTCGGAGAGAAGCTCCCTCATTGGAACCCCTGCGTTTACAAATTGAAGCATTTCCCCACCAGCAAGCCTAGTCTTAGCTTTAACTTGACCAAGCGCTAAACCTAACTGTTGAATTGGTACACCCAACCCTGCAGAAACATCACCAAGTTGACCTAAGGTACCAATTATCTCCTCGGACTGAAACCCGTAAGCAAGTAGTTGTTTGGCAGACTGTTGTATCCCCGTAAGTTCGAAAGGTGTTGTTTTTGCAAAATCTGCCAAGTCACCTAAAAGGGCTTCAGCTTTGCCGGCATCACCAAGCATAGTCTTAAACGCCACAGAGGTCTGCTCAAGGTCAGTTGCAGCCCTAAGCCCGAATACAGTGGCTGCAGCTGTAGCTGCACCTAAGGATGCGGCTAACCCCAATACTGCAGTCTTTGCAAATTGTACCCCTTTACCAACTACATTCTTTGCACTGCCCCCTATCTTATTAAAGATACCACTAGCCTGGTCCTTTGCAACAACCTTGATGTTTATTATATTTTCTGCGTTCATTTGTTTTTTGACTCTTTCTTCTTTACCTCTTCAAATAATGAATGTATTTCAAACATAGCTTCTATGTGCTCGTTGCTCGTTTTACAGAAATCCTCATACTCTATATAACCAAAAACTCTCGTATAGTAGTAGTACCCAACCCTGGTTTCATCTTCTGGATCTAAAACAATGGAGCGATCATGGTACTTGATCACCCCCCTTAGATCCGCTAGTCTTTTTTTTCTAAAGTTCCCGCTACAACCTGTACTATTTGCTTTATATCAGTAATCTCTAAGTGTTCAAGCATTGATGGTTTGAAGTCTACCTCTGTACTATTTTCTGGATTCCATATTTTACCACCTACTATGCTGGGTTTTATAAAATCAATCATCTTCTCTATATAAACAAGCTCGTTTATTTCTTCTCCTTTGTTCTTCTTCTTATCCAGTTTAGCTATCTCACTGTAAAACTTTTGTACCTCTCTATATCCTTTAGAATACAGATCGATTGTTGCTTGTCTATCATCAGGATAGTAGCCATCCATACTGAATGTTTTTTTCTTTTTTGGAACCATGGTACCTCTTTATAATAAATAAATATAGTTAACCCTTAGGTTGCGCCTGGCCAAGAGGTACTTAGACCAAGCACCAACTAAGGGCTAACTTGTTAGATTAATAACTAGCTACAGCGTTTGTAATAGTAAACTTAGCTGGCGCATCTGTAATTCCAGGTTGATCGACTGGATTCAACGTGAAACTCTGTGTTACTGCCTCATTTGGGTCACCTTCATACGGAGTGTGCTCACCTACATTAGCAGAAGGATATTCCAATACAATACTAGGGTTAGTGTTAGCCACACTACCTGTTACTTCCCTATTAGTATCAGTGATAGTTATATCGTATTTTTTTAGTGTATTGTCCTTATAATCGGCTAAGATATCGTTATTAGACATCAATGCTGTAACTTCTGTGCTGTAATCATCTGCGGTTAAGAAGAATTGTGTTCGGTCTTCACTACCTAATTCATATGCTAGGGAGTCATCTAAAGTACCAAATGTATGGTTAGCATTCACTGTCAGTACACTAAATGCAGATTTTGCACCATCTTCATCACCATAGTTGAATACAACATTCTTCCCAACAAACTCATTAATAGCACCTGTGAAAGAGTTTGTTACAGCACCTGTAACAGGGAAATCACCTACTGCAGTACCTGTAACACGTACAAACCCTTGGTCAAAGATGAAGTTTAAATCTTGTAGTAAAACATCAGACATGATGTAATCATTCCTATTATCATCCTGCAGAAAGAGTGTATAGTAATTGTTAGTACTGTTAGTGTAAGTCAGCACGTGTTCGTACACAACAGTCTCTCCTGCTGCTGCTGCCGGTGTATCTGTATACCTTTGAAGTAGCAATAGAGGTAAAACATCCTCATCTACCTTCACTTCAAAAGGAAATTCACCTCCAACGATAGTCGTTTTATAAGCGTTATTCATATAACTTGAACCTGTTGCAGCTGTATTTGCTTCCTTTTGCACTATTGGATTGATACGGGCATTTGCCCCCTGTACCGCTAGCGTATATGTAGGGGTAGCTTCAGGTGTATTAAAAGTGTCCTGTTTAGCGATCCCCATTGTTAGGATTCTTCCTATTCCGTTTGCCATTTTTATTTCTCCTTATTAGTTATTAAATTTTCCTTAATCTTTATAAATTCTTTATTTGCCTCTATCTGAGATGTGCTAAGTACTATGTACTTACGGCCCAAGATGTAACAAGTGTAAGACCTCTTGTCTTCTTTTTTTGTTTCCTTTTTTTTCTTTGCCATTAATATATTCTAATATCTAATTAGCTCTAGGGTCAACTAGAACCGAAACGTTAAACCTTATTACAAGTAGCAACTCGACACCTCCAACACCATCTCTAAGGCCGAAAGCAGGGTTGCTTATATCTACCTTTAGTACCTGAAAGTCGTTTGCGTTCTTATCTGTTAATGTACCCAGGTTATTTGGTATCTTAGATAGATAATCAACCTGTCTATCGTACATATGCAAGAGTTTAGAAACCTTGTCAGACCCCTCTGTAGCATCTGTTGCAGCCTCTAGAAAGGCCGGAACCGTAGCAATGAACCCATAGACGCGCCTGTCATCATTTGCACCTAATACCGTGTAGTCAGGAGTATCTGGCAACAGCACACAGCTATATTCTGGTTGGTCAAACCCTGTATACCAAGAAGAAACACCTGTAAATAAACCACCACCTTCTTCAAAGTTCAATGCTGCAAAATCAGTGAGGAGTTTTTGATAAATGGTATCACCATAGTAAATGCTCATACTTTTATTCTACCATCTAGAATGGGTTGAAGTATATTAGAAGCTGTCTTTGCTGCAACCTTTTGTGTATCCTCTGTAGCACGAGTAGCGAATTTGTTTGGCCTAATGCCCCCCAGCCGCCCTATATCACCTGATCGGACCCTACCTCTCGTATAACCAAAGTCTGCAGCCCCTTTTAATCTTCCAGTCCCTCTGTGTAATGCAACAGGGTATGCTTCACCTCTGTCATTAACCGCATTAGTCCTAATCAACCGTTCCCCCTTTTTAGGCCTTGTGACTCTTACCTGCCTTCTTAATTCACCATCATCAACAGGTGATTGTAGCTTATAGTTTCTCTCTGCCACTGTAGCAACGCCCCTTAACATCCGATCACCTATTCTACCCATCTCAACTTTGCTGTTAGTTAGTAACGCCTCCACTGATGGTGTGAAATTAAAGTCAACTTGGAATCCTATCTTACCTGAACTTGTTTGGGTTAGAGGTAATCCTCTTAACTTTGCCATTATTTCAAATAGACACGTAATCTAAGGTGTGAATCACTATCATCCACAAAATCATTGTAATTACTTAGTCCAGCAACGAAGTAGTCTTCCCCATTGATAACAATCTTATCAGCCTTGTTAACTGATATATCCTCATCAATGTATAAGTTGAATTCTTTACCAAAGCGACTTTCGTTGATTAATTGAGATTTATCTCTAACAGGATGTAGAAAACCTGAACCAGAAGTTATGATCGATTCAGTACCATGGCTTGTTGCAGTTCCTTGACTTAACCTTCTCTGCTCCCATGAAATGTTGAAGAAGTCAGTGATAACACTCACACTTCCCTCCTGTATTTATCCAAGATTATTGTATTCGAAGCAATATACCTCTTTACTATGGACGTTCCTCCAGAAGCAGATGTATTAACAACTTGTGTTGTATCACCATAGCTTACACTGAAGTCACCTATCTTCTTAGAAACAACATTCGCACTGCCACTCTTAGATGTCTCCCCGCTTGTGCTGTAACGGTCCTTAACACCCTCTAGAATCACAGCCTTTAGATCTTCGGGGGCAACAGGGCCAGGTGCACCATAACCACCAGTATAATCGATCTGGAGGCGATTTCTAGAATCATCTTTATAAACCAAGAACTCGATAGTACCAGAATCTCCGTTGACTACATAGTCAGCACTGTTGAGGGTTTCACCATTGGCGGTGATTGTGATCGTCTCTCCTGTTGCGATAGGCCAAACATCAACAGAGGCCACGGGAGTTATGCCTCTCTCGTATAAACGAGGGTTATAATAGGGGTCGTTAATAGGGTTCCAATATTTCAACACCTCATCAGTTACAACCGCAACCTCAAAGTTCCTTCCGCAGTATGCTGAGATTTCTGCCTCTATGTACCCAATGATGGACTCAACCAAGGTTTGATCTGAGTCATCTGGTAGCCCTAGATATTCCTTAGCTTCGGTGTATGTAACTAGTGACATATGTATTTAGTAATTATTTAGTTCTTTTTCTCGTCTTACCTGGTTTAGTCTTAGTCTTTCTTGGTGTTGGTTTTTTAATCTCAACAACTTCACTTTTAATAGCCTCGAATACCTTTTCTTCAATTTCGTATTCCTGGCCACCTATATATCTAACGCCTAGATAACTAAACTGGTTTTTTGCTTTTATTTTAATTGCCATAGGTGAGGGGGCCGAAACCCCCTCCAGCTATAACAACTACTATGAAGCAGCAGTTCTTAAGAACATAATGTTCTCTGGTAAAGTAACAGCATGACCTGTTCTCTTAATACCACGTAGCATTCGTCCACCTGTTTCATTTAAGTTAACGCTGTTGAACGTACCAGCATTAATTACTTCAAATTCAACACCTAGTCTATCACCAATCACTAATGTCTTACTTAAGTCAGCAATGAATGCGAACTTAGTAGAAACAGCAGTATCAGAAAGTTGAGGCAACATGTTGTTACCTGCACCATCAGTATCACCGATTTCTACAACTTCAAGACCTGCAACACGAGTAATTCGACCATTTTCATAACCAATCTTTGCCATCTCTTGGTAACCAACAGAAGCAGTTACTCTAGCGCTAACAGCAGCTAGAATGTCAGGAGAAAGATAAAGTTTAGCGTTCATTGCTCGGCTCATACCTAGTGTTTTGAGTGCTGCAAAAGCATTCTCAATATCACCTGCAGTCATATCAGTAAAGTCTACACTACCTGAAGTAGTAGAACCACCTAGGTCATAGTTATTAGTACCTGTTACCTGAAGAAGACCTTCAGAACCGGCAACAGCTGAGTTTAAGAAGAAATATTGTTCTTCACGAGCGAAAGCTTCAGCGAACTCTTCTCTTAGTTCTGCTAGAACATTGATTTCAGAATCCTGTTCTAACTCATAAGTCCAGTTTGTACCACCAATGTATCCACGAGCTGTAATTGTTCTTTCAGTGAATGTTGGTTCACTTGCTGTAAGACCTGTATTTTCACCAGGAACAGAAACAGTTACTTTAGTGTCTAATTCATTTAGTTTCACTACACCAGCATTCATTGTTCGAACTTTTGCGTTTTGTCTCAACTGAGAATATGATTCCATATTCTTGATTAAGTCTGTGGCAAATTCTGTTGGAACAATTGCAGAATCATCGGAAGTGTTTAGAGTTTTCCCGTAGCGAGAACCCCAAGCACTCTTAGATACTTCAATAGCCTTTTCTTTATTACCTTCAGAAAGGTGTTTGAAGAATTGACCTGTTTTACTCATTTTTTCAGCAACTTCTGCTTTAGCAGCATCAACCGCTTTACCAGAGAAGTTAGCTTTCTTAGCGAATTTAGCGCTGTTCTCTAGTCCTTTTTTGTATGCTTCATCAATAACATTGATCAAGTCAGAAGTCAGAGGGATATCTACACCCTTTTCTTCTACTTTCTCAACTTGTGGAGCGTCTTTTTGTGTATCTGACATTTTATTAGTTAAAGAATTAATATAAATTTCTGTACCCCTTACCTTTGTTGTTCAATAACAGCCTGAACCAAGCTTTTGTAGTCTCTGAATCTGGCTGTCTGGGTCTCAGTTTTAGGAAGCTCTTGGGTCTCAACAACTTCTACCTGACTCTTTAACTTACTTAATAATACATGATGAAGGCTTTCTAGATCAAGTAATTCATCTCCAGAGGCTTCAATCTCTAGGAGTTCACGCACCTCTTTAGCAAATGATCGGTACTTTTTAATCTTCGGGTGTATGTCCTCGTAGTTATTCAGCTTAACATTAAGTTTATCAATACTTTCTAAATCCTTTGACTTGATTACTTGAGCCTTAGGGTTAGCAGGTACATTCACAGAACTTAACTCATAAAGCACCCATTGGTTAATAGCCCTCTTTTGATGATCATACTCCATAACACCGAATCCGATGGATACCGGAAGTATATGGTCGGGATCATCTGCTATGGCTTTAACCGCACGGCCTGCTTCTGTATCAACGAACTTAATCTCACCTACGACAGTGTCACCATCTACACGTGTATTGAGTACTGTGCCTAATCTTGTATCAACAGTTCTCCCACTTTGATCATGTGCATCGATAAATACTATAGGATCACCTACATTTGTGAAGCCAGATACCATAACTATTTCTTCATCACGGTCATATATCTCTTTTGTAAGGACGACTTTATAAGTTTCCTTTGCTTTTGTAATTAATCCTAATTTTCTAACGGTAGGTATTTCACCTTCTCCGCTTTTATATGCCTTGAAGGCTTTGTTTAAATCTTTTGCCATATTATTATTTTCCCATTAAATGTAAGTAAAGGTCAATTAGTTGCTCCATCCTCTGCCCTTCTTTTGTACAGCAGCACCTGTTGTACCTACGGTTCTGTGATCAGCTGTAGCCTCATTCCAAGTTGCATCAGCGATTAGATCTTGGTTCAGTAGCCCTACATCCTTCACCGTCAGACCAATACCTGAGTTATCCGTTAAATTACCAACCCCACGCACAGTAATAAAGCTC